ATGCTTAAAATAAAGGAAGAAGATTTAGGATTTTTTCAAATTACAAATAAAAACCGATTAAGTCCTGATGGTGTAATGGCTTTTTTAGTTGGAGTTTTTGTATACGCTTCATTACCGATGTTTTTTATTATTTTGGGTTTATTACAACTTGGTTGGGAGGCTTATCCAAAATCTTTTGAACGAATATTTGTTTGTGTAGAGTTAGTATTATATATTCTGCAAATCCTTTTTTTGATTATCTATTCATTTCCGAAATTAAGATTTAAATTACAAAAGTTACAAGCCATTGTAATTGTGTTTAACTCGTTTCAGGTTGCAACGGTAGGGTATGCTTATGTATTAATTGAAGCGATATTTGGATATAATTGTGAAAATTTAACCGTATGTTATATAGGTCTATTATTATTAGGAGCGATTGCTACTAATATTGTAATTACAATCCATACTTTTAAAAAAGCAAAATATGGAGGCTATAAGTTGGAAGGGGAATCAGTCTCATTTTTTACTAATACAAAACTCTGGATGTTAATTGGAATGGTAATTTATATAGTTGTCCTATTGATATTAATCTTTGCAAGTATTCGTTTTGCGCTAAAGCCGATGGTGTTTTATTTTTTACAAACAATTATATTATACGTATTTGCCGTTGCATCAGCAGAATTTGTCCTATTGGTGTATTGTCGTTTCAAATTCCCATCATTTAATATTACGTGGGAACAACATGAAAAGGATCGCCAAGAATTTATAGCAAATAGAAAAAGAATAAGGGAGAAAGAACAAAAGCAAAATAAAAACTGAAATGATAATTGTAAATAATAGTAATAGATTGTTTTTTTATGGTGGAAGAATCTATTTTTGAAGAATTAAAACATTGTATAAGGTTTAGTGATTATGAAAGTACACTATAAAGTATTATCGTTTTTAAATTTAATAAGCATCACTCAAATTGTAAAAAAGGATGATTGTTTGTTGTCAGCTATCGCACTTAGAAATTAAGTAATTCATAGTGATATATACCCAAAAAGTAGCTAGAGGTGTGTAACTAGATGTGGGATGTAAAAGAAGAAAATTTAGAAAAGTTTAGGATGATATGTAGAAGGCGTTTAAGTCCAGAAGGTGCTACGGGTTTTATGCTTGGAACAATATTTTATATTTCAATATTTATGTTTATTATTTTTGTAGGTGATTTGAATTACTACAACAATTTTTTTGATAGAACAATTGTTAAAACTGAAATTGTGTTATTTAGTATTCAAATTATATTTTTAATTATATATCTATTTCCGAAAGCATGTTTTAAATTTCAAAAGTTACAAACGCTAATCGTATTACTATATGCGTTTCAACTTGGAACGATATTATTTGTAGTTTCGATTGTTTCTGAAATGGCTGATAATTCAATTGGTAGGATGTATACCGGGCTACTAGTTGTAGGAGCAGTTATTATCCATATTTCAGCAACGCTAGATACATTTAAACAAGCAAGTGAAGGTGCATTTAGTAGTGATGAAAGATCCACCTCGTTTTTTAATAAGACAAAAGGAGCTATGATAAAGGGGGCTATAATATATATATTAATACTACTTATTTTAATGTATTTTCAAAATGATTATTCAATTGATTTTTTTGTTATGTATGGAGTGGGAACTGTATTAATGTATGCGGTTGCAATCGGAGCGGCAGAATTCCAACTATTGGCGTACTGCAGATTCAAATTCAAGTCATTTCATATGACGTGGGAAGAGAATTCGAAAGCGAAATAAGAAATTCAAAACGAAAAATAAATAATATATTAATATAATTTTAGTACTCGAAAAATAATTGAAACGAATAGAAGGTGAAGAGCCAGGATGTGGAATATAAAAGAGGAAGATTTAGATAAGTTTAGGATAACATGTAATGATCGTTTAAGCCCTGAAGGTGCTATGGTTTTCTTTATTGGAGGGGTAGTTTATACTTCAGTATTTATGTTTTTTATTTTTATGGGGGGCTTGGAATATTATAATACTTTCTTTGACAAAACAATTGTTAAAATTGAAATTGTGTTATTTAGCTTACAAATAATGTTTTTAATTCTATATTCGTTTCCAAAAGTGTGTTTTAAATTACAAAAACTACAAACGTTTGTAATATTATTATATGCATTTCAATTAGGTACTATAACATTCACAGCGTTGATTCTTCCTGGAATTTCTGAGGAGTCAATTGACAGAATTACATTAATATATGTAGGTATGTTATTCCTAGGAGCAGTCATTGTTCACATTGTGACAACAATCGATACTTTTAAACAAGCGAGTGAAGGTGCGTTCAGTAAGGATGAAAGATCTACCTCATTTTTTAGTAAAACAAAAGGGAATGTGATGAAGTGGGCTACACTATATGCACTAACCCTTCTTGTTTGGATTTATTTTCATACTAATTATGCGTTCGATGTCTTAGTCCTTTATGTGGTAGGTACTGTATTAATGTATACAATTGCTGTCGGTGCAGCTGAATTTCAGCTATTAATGTACTGTAGATTTAAATTCAAGTCATTTAATATGTCATGGGAAGAGAATGAGAGAATGCGTGGGAGAATTCGAAAGCGAAATACAAAATCCAAATCGAAAAGTAAATAAGAGTGAAATAGAATTGAAGTGAATGGAAATTATTTAAACTGTATAGAAGGTGAAATGTCAAGGTGTGGAATATAAAAGAAGAAGATTTAGATAAGTTTCGAATGACATGTCAAGGGCGTTTAAGTCCTGAAGGTGCGACGGGATTTATGCTTGGAACGATATTTTATACTTCATTATTTATGGTTATTATTTTTATAGGAGGAATAGATTATTATACTACCTTGTTTGATAAGGTAATTGTTAGGATTGAATTAGTGTTATATGGTTTGCAAGTAATGTTTTTAATTCTATATTTATTCCCTAAAGCTCGTTATAAATTTCAAAAATTACAAACGCTCGTTATATTATTATATGCATTTCAACTTGGAACTATCGGATGCACGTTATTTGTTCTTTCTGGAATGATTGAGAATTCAATTGATCTCAATACACGTGTTTATGTAGGTCTATTAGTATTAGGTGGAATTATTGTTCATATTGTGACAACAGTTGATACATTTAAACAAGCAAGCGAAGGTGCATTTAGTAGTGGGGACAAATCAGATTCGTTTTTTAGTAAAACAAAGGGACATGTTATACAAGGTGCTGTAATTTATGTGTTAATTCTTCTTGTTTTGATTTATATAAATAATAATTACTCATTAAACACAATGTTTGGTTATGTTATGTGTAATGTTGTTATGTATGCAGTAGCCATTGGAGCGGCAGAATTTCAACTATTGGTGTACTCTAGATTTAAATTCAAGTCATTTAATATGACGTGGGAAGAGAATGAGAGAAAGTGTGGAAGAATTCGAAAACAAAATAAGAAATTCAAAACGAAAAATAAATAATATATTAATAGAATTTTAGTGTTCGAAAAATAATTGAAACGTATAGAAGGTGAAGAGCCAGGATGTGGAATATAGAAGAGGAAGATTTAGATAAGTTTAGGATGACATGTAATGATCGTTTAAGTCCTGAGGGTGCTACAGGATTTATGTTTGGAGGAATACTTTATAGTTCAATAGCCGTTTTTTCTATTATTGTATCAGGTGATTGGGATTACTGTATGGTTCTCCTTAACATAGGAATTGTTAAGCTAGAGGTGTTGGCATATGCTCTGCAAGTAATTTTTTTCGTGCTATATTTATTTCCAAAAGCTCAATTTAAATTTCAAAAGCTACAAACAATTGTTGTAATATTAAATGCATTTCAAATGGCAATAATATTACTCGTAGTTTTGATTGGTACTAAAATGGCTAATAATTCAATTGATCAGATTACATTACTGTATGCAGGATTATTATTTTTAGGAGCAGTAATTTTTCATGTTTTGACAACAATTGATACATTTAAACAAGCGAGTAAAGGTGCGTTTAGTATGGATGAAAGGTCTGCTTCTTTCTTTAGTGAAACAAAAGGAAAGATGATGAAGTGGGCTACACTATACGCAGTAACTATTCTTATTTTGATATATTTTCATAATAATTATGGGTTTGATGATCTATTTATGTATGTAGTAGGGACCTTTTTAATGTATACGATAGCAATCGGAGCAGCTGAATTTCAACTATTAGCATATTGCAGATTTAAATTTCCGTCATTTAATAAAACGTGGGAGCAACATAAAAGAGAGACTCCAAGATATCGAAAGAAAAATAAAAAAGGTAAATCGAAACGTAAGGCATAAAGAAAGTGTGTATTGTAAGTTTTGATGGTGAAAAAGTGATAATTTATAGGAGAGTATTTGAACTACAAAAAGAAAATTTACTTATGTAAGGTGATTAAAGTGATTAGAAGATAATCTGATCGAAAATATAGAGAGTGTAGTGTGATGATGAAATGAACACAAAAAAGGTTTCTAAAATGATTACTATCATAATAACAATCAGCCTACTACAAGCATGTAGTTTTTTTGAAGAAAAGATAGAGTATGAGCCATTTGTTAAGGCATTGGATGAAGGTGACATGAAAAAGGTTATGTCTGCGAGTGATGATGGGTATGCTTTTGTGGAACAAAGAGGTATATATAGTACATATGAACAAAAGGAAGATGGAGAACACAGTAAAACAATCTATCAAACTTCGGAAGGCATATATAATACGAAAGATAAAAGTTTATATGGAAATACAACACAAGAAATTACCTCGGAAGTAGATAATAAAAATTATAAAGAAGAAGTTAATTATAGTACCAATATTATGTATCAAAATGGACAGGTACAAAGTCCGGATTCAAACCTGGATGTTTCATACGTGAACTTAATTGTAGATCGTTTAAAAGGGATAGGGAAACTAAAGATGAAGCCCGGGGATGATATAAAAAAGTTTGATCAGCCTAGTACTGTTGGATACAAACTAACTGAATTAGAGTTTCAGAGTATTATTAATGATAAGTTGAAAATACAATATGATGAATATGGTGGTGGATCAATCGCATTGCATATTGATTCTAAAAATGGTTCAAAGCAGATATTGGAAGTAAGTATTGTATTGGATTATAAGAAGAGAAATGATGAGGGCAAGTTAGTAAAATATATATCACAAATACATACATCTTTTGATAGTAACCAAGGTAATAATCAGGATGCGAGACAGGAATATATTGATTTGAAAGCGCAGTATAATAAGAAGCAGTAATATTAAGAAGGGGATTTGCATGTAAAGATAATAGCGACATAAGTGTGGTGAATGTTTCATAAATATCTCTATTTGTAGTGGAAAGAATTTGAGTATAAATATGTAGCCCCAATTGCCAACTATCTCGATACTAACAAAGGCGTTATTTTAGATGTAATTACGAATGTCTTTAATTCAGTAGCAGCTTTCCTATTGGGAACACTACCGCAATTAATCGAAGTTGGCTCGCAAATGATTATGAGTCTAGTAAACGGATTGGTCCAAGCGGCACCTTCGATACTAGAAGCGATGGTTGAAGTGATCAATACGATTATACAGTCAATTGCTACGTATCTACCTATGATAATTGAAGTAGGTATGCAAATTTTACAGGCGCTAATCACTGGAATTGTACAAGTCCTACCTACGATTATCCAAACGGGATTACAGCTGATTCTTACGCTAATCCAAGGAATCATGCAAATGATACCTACGTTAATTCCCGTAGCTGTAACGATTATCAACGGATTGATATCGTTCTTACCTCAGTTAATCGAGATAGGTATTAACTTATTGACTACGCTAATTACAGGTATTACACAAGCGCTTCCGTTAATAGTACTTGCGATTATCACGGTTATTACTACTTTAATCGATGCGATTACAGCGAATTTACCGGCAATCATTTCGGCAGGTATTTCGATATTGACTACGTTAATAGACGGTATCGTACAAATGTTACCTCAGGTAATTGATTTAGCAGTCAATTTAATAACGAAAGTTGCTGATACAATTCTAGCGAATCTACCCGCAATTATTGATGCAGGGGTAAAGATACTCATGGCGTTGATAGATGGGATTGTTCAGATATTACCGCAGTTAATTAACGCAGCTTTAACGTTAATCGCTAAAATTGTCGAGACGCTTATCGCTAATTTACCGCAGATTATAAGCGCAGGGGTTAACATTCTACTAGCGTTGATCGCTGGTATTTTTCAAGTGATTCCACAATTAATAGTAGCGGCAGTTAAGTTAATCATAACTCTCGTTGGCGAAATAATTAAAAACCTACCGAAGCTTTTAGAAGCAGGAGTTAAATTAATCGAAGCACTAATCAAAGGTATTTTCTCGCTTTTAGGACAGTTAGGAAACGATGCTAATCGATCTAGCGAACATGATCATGACGAGAACGATAAGTTCAAGGGAGAATGATCGAAACGGATTTAAGGTTATTGTTAACCTGAAAGAACGAGGGAAACCAGTGGATTTAACGGGCTATGTAGTAAAGTATGAAGCAATTAGCCCCTACGGTAATTTCGTTCGTGACGATGCAGTTATTACGAATGCAAAAGATGGAGTGTTTGAATATACCGTTTCAAAAGAAGCTGTATCAAGTGCCGGAGTATGGATTGGTTACTTTGCTTTTGAAAAAGGGACTGAACGTTTTACAACGCAAGATATACGTATTTCGTTAGGAAGTGATGTGAAGCAAGGGTCTATCCAAATAGAAGATTATATTTCAGACTTTGATAAGCTCAATAAACAGATAGATGCTTTGCAAGTAGCGGTCGATAAGGCAGACGTTGTTAAACGTAGTGGCGACACTATGACAGGTAATCTTGACATGGACATCACTGGAGGTTTCAAAACCTTACAGTGGACAGCTGGGGGAGTTAAAAAAGGGCAAATGACTATGAGTGCAACAGGCGCATCTCTTCAAGGTTTTCCTTCCACTGGAGGAACTAAAACAGCGTGGGCTTACAACCATGACACTGACGCGTTTAACATATTAGCTTCAGGTACAAACGTACTTAAAAAAGCTGGAGATACTATGAGTGGAAACTTGACGTTGGACAGAACTGGAACGGCGGCTAGGGATATATTATGGTCGAAAGATGGAGCAGTCCAAACTAATTTAGGTATGAATAGCGCCAATAAGCTTAGATTGTACGATAACGTAAATGCTTTCACTGTTTTCGAACACGATACAGCAACTAAAACTTTCAGTATACTAGCTGATTTCAAAACAAAGAACGACACCGATTGGACAAACCTAACTCTACTAAACGGAGTAACAAATCAAACAGGTAAAACATCTAAGGTAAAAAGAACAGGAAATACCGTTTGCCTAACTGTTAATGTTATAGGCGTAAAAAATAACCAAATCATTACTACACTTCCAACAACTTTCCGTCCGTTAAGTGATATGGGATTTTCAAGTTCATATATAAAAAGTGATCTAAATTCCGCTGAAGGTATTATTACCATTCGTGCGGATGGTTCGGTCCATTGCGAGTGGATATCCGAAGGAAGTACCCCTTTGAAATTCTGGTCATTCACACTTACGTATCTCATTTAAGGAGGCTGAACAATGAAACATATTTATTTGTACAACAAAGACACAGGAGCTTATATAGGTGATGATGTTATTTTTCCAAGACAAGAAGAAATAAGAGGTATGGTTACTAAAACGAGAATCGAAACGGTGGTTATCGGAACAGAAGAAGCCGATGGTTATAAGTACCCTATATACGGGAATGAAGAAGTGCGGTATGAAGAGGAAGATGTGATTGGGTATAAAGACGTCTATGATATTCCTGATAATGCAACAGAGATTCCCCTCCCACAACCAAACTGGAAACCTGTTTTTAAAGATGGCAAGTGGATTGAAACAATCACACAAGAAGAACTGGATGAGTTGAACAAGCCACAAATACCACAACCAAGTGAACTTGATAAGCTTAAAAAGCAACAAGAATTAATGCAGCAAGCTTTAGATGAATTAATTATTTCTAGTATCTAATAAAAAGGAGCTGACGCAACATGGCTGAGTACATGGCTCAACGAGTAATTGATGAAGTTTTTACGTATACATTTATCGTCACAAAGATGAAAGCATATAAAGAAAGAATTGATAAATACTTAACTGAAAATGGAAGAGAAGACTTAATTACAAGCGCGCAATAGAGTGGGCTTTTTTTATTTTTAAAAAAGGAGGTAAATAAGTGGATCGTATTGATGTATTATTGAAAACATTTATAGCTACATTGGGTGGATTCTGCGGGTATTTTTTGGGAGGATGGGATGCAACATTGAAAATCTTAGTGACGATGGCAGTTATTGATTATTTAACTGGCATGATAGCAGCAGGATACAACGGAGAACTAAAAAGTAAAGTTGGTTTTAAAGGCATCGCCAAAAAGGTGGTGCTTTTTCTTTTGGTTGGAGTCGCGACTCAGTTAGATACAGCACTTGGAAGTAATAGTGCTATTCGTGAAGCGACAATCTTTTTCTTTATCGGAAATGAGTTGCTTTCACTTTTAGAAAATGCAGGGCGTATGGGAATCCCGTTACCTTCAGCGTTAACAAACGCAGTAGAAGTTTTAGGTGGTAAGAGCAAAAAAACAAGCTCTGAATATGATAATAAAAAAGGAGATGTTGAATAATGGGTTATATTGCAGATATTTCTAAGTGGAATGGAGACATTAATTGGGATGTAGCAGGACCGCAATTAGATTTAGTAATTGCACGTGTGCAAGATGGTTCGAATTATGTAGACCCTTTGTATAATGGATATGTACAAGCGATGAAATCAAGGAATATTCCTTTTGGAAATTATGCATTTTGTCGTTTTGTATCTATCAACGATGCCAAGAAAGAAGCGCAAGACTTTTGGGCTCGTGGTGACAAATCAGCTAAGTTTTGGGTAGCTGATGTTGAAGTGCAAACAATGAGTGATATGCAAGGTGGGACACAGGCGTTTATCGATGAACTACGCCGACTAGGAGCTAAAAAGATAGGGTTATATGTAGGGCATCATACGTATGATTCGTTTGGAGCGCGTAATATACAAGCTGATTTTGTATGGATTCCGCGATATGGTGATAATAAGCCAGCGTATCCTTGTGATATTTGGCAGTACACTGAAACTGGAAATGTACCTGGCATTGGTAAGTGTGATCTTAACTCACTTATAGGAGATAAACCTCTTTCATGGTTTACTGGAGTAGATGAAACAATTGCAAATAGTCAATATGATTCTAGTTGGTTTACAAAACAAGACGGTGTATTTAAGTTAAATACATCTATTAAACTTCGTACCGCACCATTAACTGATGCTCCAATTATCGCTACACTTAATGCAGGCGATGAAGTAAAGTATGATGCATTCGGTTATGAAAAAGACGGTTATGTATGGATACGTCAACCACGTTCAAACGGATATGGTTACATTGCAACTGGTGAAACTTCAAACGGAAAACGTGTTAGTAGTTGGGGTTCATTTAAATAAAAGAATAGTTTGATTAACAAAAATAAGAGCCGTCCTGTTGGGCGGCTTTTATTTTTGTTCGGTTCATCAAGTTTAAACACAGCATTCTTTTTATCTATATATCTATGTATGTTGGCTTAGAGACATAGTCGATATACGATTAGCCCCACTTACCCTTATCAGTGTATTTGTATAACATAGTAATAACTTCGGCTCTGGTTGCAAAGTCGTTTCCACGACTACCGTCATAAATACCTTGACCTGTTCCCCATGCAATTGAATTACTGAAACCGCCTTTAGGAGACCATGCAGGGCTATTGAAACGCTTTTGATAGAGCATGGCTACCGCTTCATGACGAGTGATCCGATCAGCTCCACGTGATCCGTCAGAAATACCTCGATTTATTACATACTGGCGCGCTTCATCGTAAGAGTTGTACCGTCTTTGAGAATAATTAGCAATCATAATCCAAAAGTCTTTTCGATACGCCGGACTATCTCTCATATCAAATTTAATGACATAGTTTCTAATAGCCCAATCCATTTGAGGATCTGCCCAATGTGCTGAAGCTTCTTTTGGGGCGATTGTTGCGAACCCTGTAGATAACGTAATAGCAGCAATTACAACAAACATAACCTTTTTTAGTTTTTTTAACATATTTTCCATTCCTTCCCTATATGTGTATTACTTTTAATATATTACAATATTGGGTTTTTGAAAATAAATAGATATATTGATATTTATAGGGATAATTTGTGAAATCAACAACAAAATGGAATTGTATATGTGTGGAATTTTTTATTTATTCCATAACAAACTTACCTTTAAATTTAACAATATGATAGATATAGAGTAAATGTATATTAAAATCGTTAAGCTAGCTTAACGTTTACTTAATGGAACTTTGGTAAACTTAGTTGTGTAGTTATTACATAACGAAAAAGGAGTCGAAATATGACACGCACCCTAATACGAAACATCAATGCCAGGTTACGAAGAACTAAAGTGGTATCCTATTGAAGTGAAGCGAGGGAAGCAGACGTTTCAATTTGAGGTGTATCGCTCAGATAATGAAATATCCGTATTCTATATCGGTGAGCTAGGACGGAAACGTGAGATAACAAGTACTGAAGAGTTAGCCATGATGTTGGTAGTAGCTGAAGATAAGAAGCGCTTTTTGAATTTCGTAGGAGATTCTGAATGGGTTCTGTTAGACGGAGTGTGTGCTGATAGAGGGATGACGAAAGATGAGATATCGGCGTATTTATATTTGAAGACGCATGTATTGGACGCGATGGAAGAAAAATGAATACAACAAGAAAACCGCCTTAGAGGGCGGTCTTTTTTGTGGATAAATTCGTCGGAATACGGAATTTATTGCGGTATTTATTTAACGGAATTCACATATTACCGCTTGTACAAATAGTAAGATGTAGGGTGAAATGTGGATAACGATAAACATCGTTAAGAGTGAACGGTATCAACAACCGTATTGAACAAAAACATTCTTCATTGTACGTCTCCAACCTCTAAAGTATCGTAATTAAGCGAACACGATTGCTTATTATCGATACATCGTCCACATCCCGATATCTTTAAATCCTAGTCGTTTATAAATTCGTCCAGCAGCTGGATTGTTATAAAATAAACAAAGTGTTCGGCCTTCTTTCGTAAAGTCCTGAATCATTTTTTGTAGTATGAGTGAAGCGTAGCCATTTCCACGATAATTCGGGTGTGTACATACACCAACTACCATAGCGGATAATGAATTTTCAGCGGAAGTAGAGGCGGATGCGTGGACTAGTGAGGGTTTGTCTAAGAGTGACTACTCTTACTTGTATTTGATTAGGTATAGTATAGAGGTATCATGTGAGAACTGTCAACAATCAGAGACGGACTATTCAGACAGGGCTAGTGAGGGTAACCAAGTTAGTTGCCGGCTCATAGATATTCTCTCAGCTTACGCTGATAGGCTATCACTCAGTCCTTAATCATTAGACCTTGAATTAAAATAGTCTAAATTAGGAGACTGCTAATCAATTGAACTACAGAGCTGGGAATCTACAGAGGAGTATCTCCGTCGGTAACGACGAGTATAAGGCTACAGAGAGTCCCTACGCTAGCGCACTAAGAGGACGATACTTATTAGACAGTCTCATAGGTAGGAGGCGAGGAGGAGGGCTACAAGGGAGGAAGTTAGAGGGGTTTGTCTCATTGATAGGTGGACTACAGAGGTGGTGGCTACAGAGGAGAGGACTGATGAGGTAGAGTCTAAATAGCTTACTTCCCCCTCGACGCGGTCACTATTGGAACATCCAACTTGGGTACTATAATTGGTTATGAAAGTATAACTATCCAGTTACCCCTCCAGAGTATGCCTCCTCATATCTTACCCACCAGTATACCTACAGAGGTATAGCTACAGGGGAATTGCATAACCTACAGAGACAGCAATCCTTTAGTACCAAATAGTGAGCCTGCCTCCCAGTGAATATGACTGAGTAGATATACACTAGTGTGACCCCTAACGAACCCGCTACCTCATACAGTAATTTATTCAAAGGACTAGTAGAGGTAGAACCAACCTAGATGTACCAAGGAGGCAGATACCCTAGAGTATACCTACAGATCTATACATGTAGTTTACATAATCAATCTTATGGGTAGTAACCATTATAGTTACACTTATATGAAAGCGAGATAGCTGAACTCTACAGGATGAACTCTTGAGCCTACCTGTGAGTGTACCTACAGAGATAGTATACCACAACCTACTATATATCCCTGTCTCGCAGAGAGTCTCCTAGACCACTCATATGGTGTGTATGCGCGTACGTACTATAGAGGTAGCTATATAGCCCTGCCTACACAGTACCACCTACACGCTTACGCTACAGGGCTTGCTCCTTAGCCTACACATAGAGACCGCTACCTCTATGCTATACACCTACACAGGCACATACACTATAGCTATACACATAGCCCTGCCTCACTAGATACACATAGAGCCAGCCTATATTGTGCGCACTCACATAGCCTTTGTATTTATTTTCTCTGTAGGCATAAGCATACAGAGATCACTCTCTAGTGTGTGCCTATGAGATGACCTACCTAGTGTACTGTTTGTATGCTACTGTCTCGCGGGGAGCCACAGAGGGCGGACTGATGAGGAGTGGTAGCCGAAGGGGGTGCCCTAATTTCCTGACTGGGGGGAGGGTGTGCGTACCCGATACCTAACAGACGAAGAAATAATACATACAGAAAATCGACCCCTGGAGACAAACCCCTGAGTCAGGTTCACTATAGACCTAACCTCCCTGTGTCCTCCCCACCAGTATGCCTACTTGGTTTCCGTCTCGTTAGAAAAATAAAATTTAGAGTCGGGACATCGAGGTTATCTCACCAGTATTATCTAGGTATGACCTATATTCAGAATATACGAATACTATTGTTTGCCACCTAGAGACGGCTTACAATGATAACTATAGAGGAGGAGATAAATATGTTTATAAACATTGAGTCACCACTTGGCAACGTTCGTACGTACGAGGCTAACGGTCTCAAGTGGTTCGTTGCTAAGGATATTCTAACGGATGCTATTGGATATAGAAACATGAGAGACCTACTCACCAAGGTGGATAAGGAAGAGAAGAATAAAATTCCGTTAACCGGCGGGGGAGAAATCACAGTGTTAAGCTCGGAAGGATTAAGGCAGTGCTTTGATAGGACGATCTCTAGTAAAGAGCAATTCAATACTATGAGGGAGTGGGCTGTTGAGCAAGGATACATCCGGCCTCAGTTGTTAAACGTCGAGGAGAGCGCTACACAGTTATACCTAAATGGGTTCGTGCTGTATGGGTTATCGTTTAGTTTATCATTGATGAGACCGCTAACTCTGTATACAAAAAAAAAGAAGGCTATACTCAAAAGTGAGTACGCCCTCCTAGTGTAATCCAAGCAGATATCTATTGTGCTCTCTGTCTTGCTCAGCTAAACTCTTAGTCTTGTACTTTACAGTTGGTACCTGTGAGACCGCCATCTCTACAGACCCGAAGTTTTCTACCGCAGCTGTGTACAATTGAGGGCGGTCTCTCTGTAGACCTACACTTGAGATCGGCTTACCTAGATACTTCATTTCAGCTAACACCTCGAGTACGGTCTCCTTAGTATATATATCCATTTGGCTGCCTCCTAGGTACGCTCGTTCTAGTTGCATTCTAATTCCGCTATTGATTGGTAACATGCTTAGGTTTAATTGTCTCATTGATATTCCTCCTTGGGTTTTAGATGGTGACATCTTGTTACTTACTAAGTGCTAGAGAGGTACGTTTTGTACCCCTTATGTTTTACATTACAGGTCGGCTCAAGAGGTGAGCCTATGAAGCTATTATTTTAGAGGATCTTGCTTGCATCCAGTGTAGGGTGTTCTCCTTGTGAGTTACCCACTCTAGATTCCTTACATCATTATTCCATTTGTCTAAGTCTCTGTGGTTCACACAAGGTTTACCATGAGGGTTATCTATAAAGGCTTGTGCGACTATCCTGTGTACACTTATCCAGTCTTGTTTGCCATCTCTGTAGAGGGAGACCGTCTTGTATTCTCCATTGTACTGATTGAGGATGCGCTCCTCTAGGATCTCTTCGTTGCCGTACTCATTGATTACGTATCGTTCTAATCGTTTGATTCTACCGAGGTCGCTTACTTCGTATAATCCTTCATATCCTTTAACTGGAATCCATAACTCGAATAATTCATTTGTCATTGTAGTCTCCTTCGACCTAAGAGGTAGGTCTTGTTTAGTGTGGGGTAACACGAGGTTTATTTGGTAGGGGTTATTTCTTAAAGTTGTTACGAGATAGAGAAGCCTTTTCGATATTGTCCAGTAGCTCCTCAAAAGTAATCTTCTTAGCTTGCCTACTCACAGCTTTAGGATCTAGGCAGATAGCCTCTGTGATTGATTTAACTTCAACGATTAACCTAGCTCGGTTAAGCTCGTCCATTAATTTATTCACTGTAGGTTTAGATAACCCAAGTAGTTTAACTATGTGAGATCGCTTCAGTAGGATTAGCTTACTAGCGTCTACCTCGTTTGGATTCTCAACTACTAGGTTTGTCTTCCAGTTCATGTGGTTGAGAAGGAGAGCGAATAACCCTAGAGCATTGAGTGGTAACTGCTTTGCCTTCTCGTGGAGGTGAGTCTTGAATAGTTTCACTACATTGCCTTCTACTTTGCCACAGATGTAAACCGCCTCAGTCATATTCACATAAGTTGTTTTTCCTTCTTTGATTCGAACGATGACCCCGTTAGCCTCCAACTCTGATAAGACTTTGTTCACTTGATTCTTAGATTTACCTAACCGAAGTTGTAATTCCTGAGCGCTAACTCGTGTGCCTCTGTCTGTGTAGAGATCGCCACCATGACCGTAACTCATACAAGTTGCTAAGTAGAGTAGTAAGCCGTGCTGCTGTAGAGTCAGGTTCTCTGTGATAGTCTCATATCTTTCTAGAATCATCCTGCTATGGTGGTGCTTGTCCACTTCTTTCTTGTTAGCTTCCATCTCGTTGTACTTCTTAAATGATTCTAGTTGTTTATCAGTGTAGACTTTGCCTCCGTTGTTTTCGATATGAAGTTTGGCTGCTTTGTCTAGCTCCTGTTTTGATAACCCTGTGTATATTTCCTCGAAAGTTAACTGGCTCATTAGTGTTCCTCCTTATATTGTGCTTTCTGTATGTGTAAAAAAAATAGGTCGATTCGCCTAAAAGTGTAAAAAAAATAGGTCGATAAAAACAGGCTCTATCCCTTGTGGCTCTAAGGCTAAACCCTGTTTTGTTGTGTGAAACCCTTCTTCTATCTTTATGACTACCTCAGCTATCTCTCCTTAGAATCCAACCAAGCATCTATCCGTCTCAAAGTTTCCAAACTAAATTGAATCTTATCAGCTCTCCACTTAGACAAGTTATTATGATGGAGGCCGAGTTGTTTAGCTAAGAACCTCAGTGTCACTCCATTGCTATCTCTGTAGTGATTGAATCTTTCTAGAGTACGCTTATTTGCTTCCTTGTTCATTTGAGCTCCTCCTTAGTGTGCATTCGTTTGTATGCTTACTGGGTAAAAAAAATAAACCTAACTTAAATGGCTCATATATAAAGTAGCCTTGACCAGACAGCTCCATTTTGTCCCTCTATATACATAGTAGTTTTTCTATGGGGTATCCTCTTTTATTTCCTTCATATATACAGTAGCAGTTTAGGGACGTACCCTAGAGCCAGCCACCTCAAGGTTAATCTAACTGCAGTCTACTGAGGAGACAGTCTGTTAGTTATTCTAGTTAGATCCTAACTCTATAGGTATTTAATTATTAAAATCATTTAAAACAAAGTCTATACAGAGACAGACTATTAGTTAAACTCTATAGACATCTTTAAGTAATCCTATATAGATTATCCTTCTCTAGGTTTAGGTATTTAAATATTTAAAAACAAAAGAACTATATGAGGCAGAGACTAATTAGTTAATTCTCTAGAGTAATGTCTTTAAAGATATTCCATCTCTGTAATGAGATAGACAAGTCTTTAAAGACTATTCTCTAGAGACATACTCCTCTAGTAGACTTTTAAATATCTAAATAATTAACTAATAGGTATTCTAATTAGTTTTGTCTATATAGTAATCCTCTATAGGTATTCCTCTTTAGACCTGTCTCTAGAGTAGTGTCTATGTAGTAACTGTGAGATAGTCGGCTATAGGTGTAAACCTTAGAGCCACAAGGAGTTTGGCTGTTTAGAGGTAGGTAAATTAGTATCAGAGTGCAGAAAAGTGTGCACCTTTTAGGAAGGACTGTGAGGTAGGAGATGGAGGAGAAATGCTATTGAAGGATAACTAATAGGGTGCTGTCTCAAGGGGATGTCCCTAAGAAGCTACTATGTATATGTAGGGATAAACGAGGTGGACTACCAAAGGTCTACTATATAAGTAACACCCCATAGAGGAGCTACTTTATTAGTAGACGAGTTAGGAAACAGCACAGGGGAAGTACTATATATATGAGACGGTAAAAGAGGATGTCTGGTCGAAGCTACTATATTAGTGAAGGCTAGTGAGGAGTCACTCACTGTAAACCTACTATATATATGAAGGAACAAATGAGGAACCCCACCAAAAGGCTACTATATTAGTAGAGGGAAACAAACAGGATAGCAACTATTTGCTACTTTATATATGAGACGGTTAAGAAGGGATTTGCTATTAGCTCACTCTAAAATTCTTCTCTTGAGAAGGGTGGCTAACAGGAACTTCTTTCTTCTGGGATGTTCCTCCTTAGATAGTTCATTATCACTCTCCAGTGACTAATGTTGAGGTCGGCTTAGTGGGGACTAGGTCGGCTTCCTCTTTGGTCACTTGGTAGTGATGCTTATACATTAAACTTATAGAATATATATAGAGGAGGTAAAGAAATGACTGTTATGTTTTATATCGACTTAGATAGCCTATGTAAGCAATACAACAAAACACTAACGTTATTAGCTGAGGAGTCGGGAGTCACTAGGTCAACACTCTCACGAGTTAAGGCTACTGGATCAGCTACACTGGAGACGCTTAGTAAGATAGCAACAGCACTTAAGATTGACGAGCCAGCCAAACTAATCAAGGTTATGAAGTAATCAAAAGAGGAAGCCTACCCAAAACCCAAGGAGAGATGACTAATGAGAAAGGGATACACAATCAAGTTCGACAGAGAAGCACTATTTGAGAACCACATGAGATTCATGGATGAGCAGGCTAAGAAGATTGATTCTACATTGAAGTCAACTAACAGTCGATTAGACTCAATAGACAGACGCTTGGAGGTGAAATAGATGGACAAAGCCTACTTGCATTACCTAGTGAGGTGGCGCTTTAAAGGAACATCTACAGTGCTTATTACTCATCATATAGCTTCTTGTAGAGACGGCAAGCAAGCACAACACGGAGTACTACTGGGAGACGCCTACAGAGGAGTATATGACTCAGGTAATACTCAGCTCATTAGCATTAACTGTACAGAAGTAAGCGAGGGAGAATATACGCTCCTTAAACAAAAACATATGGAGGTGGACTAATTGGACGCACAATGGAATGACTACTTAGGATGGCGCAAGGAGAAGGGCTACAAGGGTCTTTCTGCAGAGGAGCAATACAATGAGTACCTAAACGAGACGGAAGCTCCTGAGGAGCCTACAGAGATGTCTGAAGAGGAGTTAGCTGAGACGGAAGAATTCTTCAAGGGCGTATCTGTTAAGGATAAAGTCTTAGCAACATTCGAAGCTGTTAATCTAGTAGCTACACTAGGTGGACAAATGACTTATGACGATCTAGCTCAACAGACAGGATACTCACTTAGAACTGTTAAGAATCATATCAAGGAGTTAGACGAAAAAGGTTATATCAGTATCAAACGAGGAGTACACGCTAATAGTTACTTCATCGGAGTGGATATGAGAGCGAAGACTAAGAAGAAAAAAACAATCGAGTTCGAAGAGAGAATGACTTTTGAGAACGGCTGTAAGGATATCTCAGGAGAGGTTACTATCAAGGACGGAATCAACGAGACACACGTTAGTTATTACAACGTAGGTGTACTACTAGATCGCACACAAGAGTTCTTACGCGAGGCAGACGGTTTAGGTGAACTCAGAGGACGATCCTAGACTGTCCCAACTCTATAGTATCATTTGCTTCACATCTTGTCCACTATGGACGCCAACTAAAAATAAACTAATGGAGAGTGGTTACCAATGATGAACACACTTAAAGGATTAATCTCAGGCGGTAAAGTTAAACAACAGGAGACAGCAGCTAAAGAGTTAGAAAAGGCACAGGCTCATCAGTCAGATCTACAAGCTAAACTAAGTCAGGCACAGTCTAATCAGGCTAAAATCAATCAAGCGCTAGTAGTAGTAGAAGCTAGTTTGGTAATTGATGAGAACGACAAAGCAGCACTGGCTCAACAGAAGAAAGCTAACAGCCGTCTAGATGAGTTAGCAAAAGAGATTGAGTCTACACAAGTTGCTCTAGTGGATGCTGGTGAGAAGGTTCAGTTAGCTTACAGAGAGACTCTTCGTTCTCAGGGTGATTTGGCTCGTAAGCATAATGTGAAAGCAGAGACAGCTAGAATTGCACCAGCTCGTTTTAACAAAGCGCTTGGCTTAGAGGATGTCTACAGCATCAACGCTTCTTACATGGGACAATATGACCTAGCTCAAGAGTACGGTATGGGTAGCATTGATAGCCTACATGGTACAGACGATTGGGACGAGGCTGTTAAGATGAACAACGAGGTGCAAAAAGAAGCTAACGAGAACGCTGAAAAGATTGCTCGAGAGCTAGAAGAAGCTATCAAAGGTGTATTCGAAAAGAATGGAATCGAACTAGACCAACAAACGTTGATTAACCTATCTCGCATCTAACGAAACGGGTATCATATAGCATCACTAGAGATGGGACTCGGGGTAGTAACCGCAGATGCCAGTCTACACGGGCGGAGGAAGCTACCCCGGGTAATCGTCTCCACCAGAGAGCTAGCAGGATGACTAATAGCCGTTACTCAACAGACGGCTTTACTATAAGTAAACTCATGAGGAGGAAACTAATATGAACGAGACACACATTAGGATGACCCAAATGAAGATGGAAAGAAAGTTCAAGGCTTTCGGGGAGAAGCTAGACCGAATGTCCGAACAGGTAGACAGAGAGCGCAAAGCATTTGCTGAACAGAAGAAGGCTAATGAGGAAGCGAAGTTCCAAAAGGAATACGATGAGTATCTAATCAGCATCGGCAAGAAAGAACGTCCTATCGAGATGAGCAAGGAAGACCAAGTTTATTACGACAAATACGTAGCCGACTTAGGGCTAGGACAGAGGAAGAAATAATGAAGCACAGAAAGAATTTAAGGCCACTCAGAGACGGACTCAGAGATTACATAGTTGACGTACGCGATAGGATACGTTCGGGAGAACTCTCTAGAGAATCTGATGAGATGGTATCTATCAAGAAGAAACTAAAAGCCGATACTGAGATCTGTGGAGCTATCACGAGGAGTGGTCGTGTTTGTGCTAATAAGATTGCTAACGAGAAGAACCTACGTTGCCGTATGCATGGAGGCAGAAGTACTAGTGCTAAAACTGAGGAGGGAAAACGAATGAGAGATATCAATTTAGAGAACGGCCGTAAAGCTACGATACACGGACTCTACACAGCAGACTTTATTGCAACACTAAGAGAGGATGAAATCATGTGGTATGACACTCAGATGAAGTGGTACCAAGAGAGCTACGAGGACTTAGATCCAGTAGACATTTCTAAGATTGACCTAGCTCTTATGAATACGATTAAGAGTTGGCGCAAGAATGGTAAGTCAATTGACTATGCAGTTAACGAGAAGGTATCAATGGTGGACTTCGAAGGACGTCTAATCAGGCTAATGGACGACTTAGGTATGTCTCGTAAGTTCCGTAAGAGTCGCGACAACGCAAGTAATGAAACTAAGGTTTCTTGGAATGCCTTGTTTGATGGAATGGACGGTAAATAAGAACTAATGAGGACGCTGACTTGCCTACTTTGCAGGTGGGCTTATTTGTCGTTCTCACATAAAGGAAGGTGAAACTTAAATGGCGTCGGTAATAGACATAATCATACAGGCTCAAGATAGAGCTAGCAATAAGTTTAGAAGCACAGCAGTAGAAGCTAATAAGATGGCGGCTATCATAGGTACGATCGGAGTAGTAGGCTCAGGAGCTTTGGTTCCCCTGTTAGGTGGACTCGGAGCAGTAGCTTCATTGTTTGGGACAGCAGGGTTAGCCGCCGCAGGGTTTGGCGCTCTCGCGTTTACAACGATAAGTAAGACTATAGAGACAGCTAATCAACTAGAGGAAGCCCAGCTCAAAGCGAATGCGGCCTTGATAGCAGGAGACACCAAGGGTTACGCCAAACAGATGGCTCTCGTGCAGGCCATCATGGAGGATCTCACCGAGGAGGAAAAGAAAGCTGTAGTAGCTATCAACCAACTTAGTGATGCTTGGCGAGATATGGAAAACAAGATGGCTCCTACTACGTTAAGCCTCGTGGCTAACTCCACAGATTTCCTCCGTTTGACTATGACTAAATTGTTCCCTGCCTTCCAAGGAGTCGGACAGTCCTTCTCTAATATGATCGGCAAAATGAATGAAGGAATTACTCAAGGTAAAGCTGATAAGTTCTTCGAGCATATGAACACATTTGCAGTACCTATGTTTGAAAAGGTAATGATATCAGCAGGTAACATCCTTAAAGGATTAGGGGATATCATGATAGCCTTCACTCCACTAGGGATGCAGCTAGGGGATGGAATGGTTAGTTTGACTGATAAGTTCGCCAAGTGGGCTGCTGGTCTACAGGGTAATCCAGCTTTTCAGAACTTCGTTAAGCAAGTACAAGAAAGTACACCTGTCATTATGAATCTAATCGGACAATTAGTGTTAACTCTGTGGGATATTGTCCAAGCGTTATATCCTGTATCGTTGCAAGTCTTACAATTAACAGCAGACTTCTTACAGTGGGCGAGAGAGTCGGGTGCTTTAGATACCGTTTTAGGTCTAGTATCAGCAGCTATTAAGTTCGTAGCAGATAACGCTAATTGGTTAATACCTATAATAGCAGCAGTGTGGGTAGGCTTTAAAGCGTTCATGGGGATTTCTGCTCTCGTAGGGATAATCAGTAGTGTGGTAGGTTCACTGAAAAACTTAATTACGTTCCTTAAGAACTCTCAAGCAGTCTTAACTTTATGTAGAACTGCAATGTTACTATTCAATGCTGCTCTGTGGGCTAACCCAATAACTTGGATAGTTGCTCTCATTGTAGGGTTAATCGCTGCAGGTGTCCTGCTCTATAAAAACTGGGATGAGGTTGTTAAGTTCTGCAAGCAGATGTGGGATGTGATGAAAAAACAGTGGGACGACGGAAAAGCTAAGATTATCAACGCCTACGACGAGATGGTTGACGGGGCTAAAAAATGGTGGGCTGAAACTAAGCAGAGTTGGAACCAAACAGTTGAGGACGCCAAAGCTAAAGCTCAGGAGATGAAAGACAAAGTAACTCAAAAATATGAGGAACTTAAGAGGGAAGCTATACAGAAGATTGTTAGTTTAGTAATTGATGCAGCTCAAAAGTGGGAACAAATGAAGACAGACGCTTCTAACAAGGTTGAAGAGATGAAAAACAAGTCTATCCAGAAATACGAGCAGATGAAAACTGATGCAGTTAATAAGCTTAACCAGATGGTAAATGACACTAAACAGAAGTTTAACGATATGGTTAGGGCTGCGGAGGATAAAGTTAGCTCGATGGGTAGAGCTGCTACTAACATGATGAATGGATTCAAAGAAGGAATAGCTAACGGGTTTAACGATGCGGTATACAAAGTTAGTAGTGGAATCAATAGTATGGTGAGCCAGTTTACTAACTTCTTTAGAACATTCTACAATTCTGGTAAGGGACTACTTAGCTCGTTCGTCAGTGGTATTGTATCAGGCTTCGGAGACGCTGTATCAGCGGTCTCTAGAGGTATGTCTAACATCCGAGCTTACCTACCGTTCTCTCCTGCCAAGAAAGGTCCTCTATCAGACTTAGACAAGTCAGGCAAAGCATTCTTCCCTACTTGGTACGAGGCAGCGCTAACTCAAGTAGGTGCTATGGAGCGATCTGTAGGCAGAGCATTCTCAGGAGTTGCTAACTCAGCAGACGTAGCCCTAGCAGGCACAGGCTTGGAGGCATTCACTGGAGGACGTAGCAAAATAGTAGTAGAGCATATTCATAAAGGCGAGGTAGATATCAATGGAGAGGACTTGAAAGCTAGTATCAACCAAGTATCTCGCGAGGTAGTTGATTCTGCACAGACTGGATCAAGATTCGACTATGGGGGCCTTCAGCAGTCAATCAGAAAGCTTTAAGGTACACCCCACAGGATAACTAATGAGGTAGCTTGTTCTACCTCTAGGTTGCCTAGTGGCATAAATAAAGGGGAGAGATGACAGGTGAGAAATTACTTTGTAGTAGTATTATGTTACGAACAAAACAGTGAGCTATTCGAGGTTAACTATTGGTTTGACGTTGAGGATGATGTACAAAAAGCGATGGTAGTATACACAGAAACAACTAGAAAGGCTTACGAAAAAGCAATGGCAATTACTAAAGGAGAACTAATCAGCGTGACTTCCAGAGAGGTTAGTGAGTTCGAATACAAAAGACACGCTCTCACAGAGGAAGGTAAAAGAGAGTTAAACATGCAGAAGAGAGGGAGGAACTAATATGAACTACTACCAAGCAAATGTAAGATACATAGAGGATGACCAAGAGTTTATGACTCAACAGTGCTTCCCTATGGATGGTAACCCTATTCTAGTACAAACTAAGTTTAAGAAAATAGTGAGACAGCAACTCGCAGAGGCACTAGTAGACGTAGACGATGTGGAGGTACTAGGAGTTAAGACTCGTAGGGTGCCACGTAAGTATTATGAAGCTAACAAAGAACTAAAGATACTAGAGGGAGGCGAACTCAATGGGTGAGAAACCATCAACTAACTCGTGGATTAACACTACATCAGATTTAAACTTTAAGAATGGTTACCGTGAGACTAACTTTAGGTACGAACTCCTAGACAAAGACTACAATGTTATTCGCAACTTAGACAATGTAGAGTCAGCGAACATCTCCTACTCAGCATTTGCCAACATACACCGCACAGCAGACTTTCGCTTTAGAGAAAACACTGTAGCGGACAACTTCACGACAATCACTACAGGGAAGACGTTCACCCAGTTAGATTTTCCTTACAAGGACTGGACATATGAGAGGGGGGTTATCCTTAGTGGTGGACAGTTAATGCCTGAGAGAGAAATAAGTTATGGAGACTTTAACTCCGAGATGGAAGGAGAAGTCATAGGGAATCAGACTCGTGAATATTGGAGTCCATTCAGACCTGTAGGACTAAACAATGTAACATACGATCCTTGGGAAGAAGGTGTTGTAGGTAACGCTCAGTTGATAGACAAGCAAGATCAATCTTACAAGTATTTCGGTATTGTGTCTGCTCACAACTTCCAAAGGGTTGTAGGTAGGACATACTACTATTGCTTTGTATCTAGAATGAGAAGGCTAGATACTTGGCAGAATCATACCCCGAAGGTCTGGTTCGTCCCTAGTACATCATCCTCCACAAATGACTGGGCAGGCAAGGAATATTCAGTAAGCCATACGAGCGTGGACTTAGGGGGTGGATGGAAACTCTGGAAAGGGTCTTGGACAATGCCATCAGGATTCTCTACAGACAGTAACTTCATTAAGATGGCTATCGGATACGACGATGGAGGAGCGCCTTATCAGATGTGGATAGACAGTGTATACATTCGAGATTACGGATCGGCTCCATTTACTAACAGTTATAACTCCTACTCAGCTACATTCCAAATAGACAACGCGAGGCAGACTAATGGGGTGTACGCCAAGTATAAGTCTGCTAAGGTCTATTTTGATAACTCACTAGCAACCTACAATGTTGGCTCAGGAGTTAACCCGCCATTCAGTAAGGTATATATTCGAACAAAGGTTGGCTCAGGAGGTAGCTGGTCTGGCTGGCAACTCTATACAAACGGACAGTCCATAGCAGGCATAGCTAATGGAACTACAGCGCAGAACATACAAGTTGAACTCAACTGGGAGTTTAATAGATTTAGTATGGGAGACGTTAAAGCTCGTGTGACTGGACTTAAACTAGAGGTAGCCTATGAGGAACAAGGGAAGCCTCCTCTCAAAGATACAATTGATTATCGTACTAACAGAATAAAGCCCTACTTGAGATGGAACCAAGGAGGCGCATGGCAGGAAGCTCCTCTAGGAGTCTTTATGTTAAATAGCCCTAAGAGAGCGGACAAAGGTAGTCGTGTCTACAGAGACGTACAGGGATATGATCTACTCAGTATCCTTGATGAAGCCAAAGTAATTTATCCTTTCTCGATTACCCCTGATAGTACAAACGGATGGAGCAAAGTTATCCGAGATATTCTCACAGGAGCAGACACTCAAGTTCCTGTTAAGTTTGGCTACTCATTCCCTGTGAGTAAGGTCAATGTTCCTCTAAGCCCTAAATCCTCTACAGGAAAGCCTCGTATATATCAAGCGGGAGAGAGCTGGCTCAAGGTGTTAAACGACTTAGCTAGCTGCATAGGTTACCAGGCGTTATTTGCCGACGAGAACGGAGTCGTTAACTGTCTCCCTTATGTAAAGCCTAACGAGCGTCCTGTTACAAAGACCTATGAGGATGATGCTATGTCGGTTATGTACTTAGAAGCTGAGGAAGAGTATGACATCTATGACACGCCTAACGTGTTTGTGTGTACCCAACAAGCGGACTCTGATGGGATTCGATACTACTCTAGATTCTTCAATACTAATGAAGGTAGCCTAACAAGCATTCCTAACGTAGGGCGCTACATCGTAGACTACAGAGAGGTAGACAATATAGACGACCAAGGTAACTTGGATCAGTACTGTGCAAGGGTAGCTATTGAGGCTAGTCAGGCTTATGGAAAGATAGAATTTAGGACTGCACTGATGCCAGCTCATACACACATGAACGCAATGAAGCTTAAGTACAAAAACTTAGCTGTAGACGATGTATACACTGAGACGGCATGGTCTATGGACTTGTCTAACGGTGGACAAATGAGTCACAGTGCTAGGAAGGTGATTGACATATGAGTCAGAAACAAGACGAGCTTATGTTTATACAGGCTTTGGCTACCAAGGTACAAGGAGCTAACACAAACAATAACATCATGGTAGCAACTACAGCAGAAGAAATCCCCGCAGACTACAGTGAGACAGATATCCGAGTGGACTTAGATCCATTCGGTGGTGTCCCTACGATAGTCAATATCAAGCTAACTCATAACGCTAGGGAGACTCTAAAGAGGTATGCCTTCGAGGGTTATGAGAACAAAGGGAAGAAAGTCCTGATAGGTTGCTTCGGTAATTTCTATGCTGTAATTGATGTAGTACTGTAATACAGAGGTGGCGCTCTCATAGGTCACCTAAAGGGTTACAAACAGACACAAAAAAGGAAGGTAAAACTGATGAGTGTACCACAGAAAAAATCAAGCCTAAGTAAATTAGACCTGGAGAGTCGATCCCACAGGTGGAGATTATACTTGTTTATAGCTCTAACGTACATGGTGTTAGCTGGCTCTATATGGTTTGGTCTACAGAGTTTAGCATTATTGCTCCCGATGTTATTCACAATAGGAATACTTATGAGATAGCCGCTTTAGGTTGTCTCATTTTTTTTATGTCTATAGGGGAGGGTATTCTTGTGGGGGGATCCTTATATAGAAAATACATATTCGTAACATCGAAGTATTACCCCTGGAGACCAACTATGCAAAAAATGTATTTTGTTTTTTTATTAGATTATTCTTATAAGGATTTTTATGGTAAAATTATTTCTGTACATACGTTCGGGAGGAGAGAGCGATACATAAATGAGAAAAATACAAGTTTCTAAATCTGTTAAAAGGGTTATATTTAATGAAAACTGTAAAGGTGTTTTTTTAAACTTATCGTATTTTACAGGGTTGGCTGGATTGTATTATGTTGTTTCATATATATATCCGAATTTGAAAGGGTTCGTTAATTTATCTGATACTACTACAGCTGGACTTGTAGGAGCCTTTGGAGGAGCTGCCATTAGTCTTATGGGTAGTCTTTTTGTAAGTAAATCTACTCACAAGAAACAACAAGAAGTGAAGGGGATTGTAACGAGGAAAAATGTTGTTTATTCTCCTTTATATGATGAGTTGAAAAACTTACAAAAACAATTAAAAGATTTAGAATATCCTGATCGGATATATTTTAATAAGGAAAATGAAGGGCATCATGTTAGTGGTGAACCTCATCATTTTTACGCATGGGGTAGAATCAAACTTGACGTTAGGTATACTCAAGTGCCGAGTTATTTAGTTGCAGCTTTAAATAACTTTGAAGAGGGTGGTTTGGAATATAGTACTTTGCGAGGAAAAGCTTTAAAGGAGATTGGAGAGCAGTTGGAAAGTATCTCTAGTCAAATACACTCGATGGAAGATCGATATTTTAATGCGCGCACTAATGCTTATAGTAATGAATTTTTAAGTAAATTGTTAAAAGGGATAAAAATTGAAGCTATAGATATTGAGAAAGTTTATGGAGCGCGCGGTTGTGAATTATCAGAAGAAGAAATTCGAGTTATAATAAACTGTTTAAATAGGGTTTGCGCAAATTCGGCAAGTGTAAAAGGTGTCCAAGAATCTTATGACATATTTATTGCGAATTTAAATGAGTTGTTATCGGGGATAGGGATATTAATTAGGTTTATCCAAAGGAAATTCGAGTATCAAAATACCAAAATATAAAGGGGTCGGTTGTATGTCTTCTATGTTTTATAAGATTGATAAGAAACAAGTGCAGGAATTATTAGAGAAGAAGCTAAAAGAAAATCCAGATACTTTTTACTATATTGATAACTATTATTTAGAAAAAATTATTGATACATTAGTAGAAAGTATCGCTGAAGTGATTGCTGTAAATTACAATCAATTGGTTGAAGATGTACCTAAAATTATAAGTGATAAAATGGATAATGCGTCATATTTTAGAGGGTACAAGTAAGCTGTTCTCCTTCCTGTTACTTTTGGTTTATACTATTGGTTATTATTGAAAGAATAGGAGATATTCTGAGTAGGAAATGAAAAGAAGAGTGAATTTAAAGTCGCTCTTCTTTTTTGATGATGAGTTTAATTCTACTCCCAATAAGAAACAAGTATAGAATTAAACTGTAATTTCAATTACCGTAATGGTAAGCCTGAGGAAGAAATTAAAAGAGCCGGCTCAGGGGTGTACTAGAGATTTTAGTTTCGTCCCCTTAATTATTATCTTGTCGATCCCAGCCTAGTAACTTACCCTTCTCGAATATCATTACTGCAAAGTCAATCTCACCAGTTTCCTCTCCACCACCATCGTAGGTTACGTCTGTGTAGCCGTTAGAGCTGGTACGTTCTCCTTTTCCTCCTACAAGGTCTGCAACCTCTGAGAGTGTCATCCCTTCCTCTAGGGAGTTGTATTCTTCTTCGGAGATTGTAGAACTGTTGCAGGCACTCAGCAGGATAATGCTGGACAGGAAAACAACTATTCGCTTTTTCATTGACATTCCTCCTCAGTTATTTCGTTTAAATTAAAACTAAGAGTTTTAGAGATTTTGCCAGCTCGTAAGATAACTACATACGTAAGGCCTAGTTGGAATGTATCTACTTTGCAAGCTTTATTAGTGATACGAGATAGTGAGTCTTGGAAGTTGGACACTAAAGTGTCGATCTCCTCCATAGCGATATCTAAATTAGTTGGTTGAATAGTATTTGTTGTCATAAAAAATCTCTCCCTTTAGTTTTTATTTGTTTACACGAGATAGGTAATACTTACAGGTGTACAATCATGAGTGAAACGATGTAACCAGCTGCGTAAAGAAAGCTTATGCTGCCGCCAGCTACCAAGGTTGACTTAACCCAGTCTTTAAGTTTCAACTTATTCGCCTCCTGTGAGTCGAACCTTTACAGCTATTCCTGCTCGTGATACTATAGGGAGGAAAGAGCCTTATAGGTTCGACTGAATTGCGTAGCCTTGTTCGGTATACTCGCCAAAGTATAACTACCGAGTAGGGCTATTTTGTTTTGTATAGTTTTAGGTTAGTCAGTTAACTTCTTACCAGCGTACATACGAGTCAACATTTTATCGATCTTATTAGCTTTATCTACAGTGTTGATCTTATTGAGTTGATTAAAAGCTGTATAAAACCTCTTAGCGTCCTCGATGGACTCCAGCTCATAGAAGTCTTTGACTTTACCGTAAAACTTTTGTTGCTTACTTTCCAATTGCCATGTTCACCTCATTCCCTGAGTGGCTTAATTACATATTAATTAAAAGTTCTAGAACCGTCAATACTTTTTATAAAACTTTTTTTTAACCCCTTTTTTACCCCACAGTTTATCCTTACCACCAACTATGTGAGTTGCTTCCTCATTTGATTACCTAAGAAAGCCTGTATAAGTGGAATACTCCCTAGAATGCGTACAAGTTCATTACGCGTGGTATAACTCGTTTAGGTGCAAATATAATAAGGGTGCTAATAAAACTTCGCACAAGGGAATCTGGAGCTTTGTTTTGTGGAGTGATTCGAAAATGGAGATGTTATTTTACATCATATGGCATTCAATCGAGCATATACCTAATCAGTTGCCTGCTCTGCAGGTACAACCTACTCAGGACTATCCTAAATTGGATAATCGTACAAGAACCAGATGCAATGCCACCCTAGTAACCAATCGGGCATAGCTAAATAGAGATACCTCCTGTGTTAAAGAGCTATAGGACAACAACCAGATAGGAGGGATTATTACCTACAGTAATGCTACTGAAGAAAGTTGAAAAGTTTGCACTTAAGAGATCGCTGAGCAGTAGATAATTTCTGAGCCAGAACTCCATAGAAGTAACCATTGAAATCACGTACACGTTTAGCCTTGCTAGCAAGCACACTAGCTCGTAACCCTGAGATGGCCACCTCTGCAGTATCAACTAGATCAGGTGCATACTTTCGAGCAGCCAATTGAACACGACCCCACAGTTTGTACACCTTAGTTGCATCAAAGTAGGAGATAGCTAAGCTAGCGAACTCAGTAGGAACACCAGCAGCTACTAAGTGATCTATGCCTAACTCGTCTACGTATGTATTATCTTTAGAGATTTTAGTTTTGTAAGTAATTGTATCTGTATGAGACGGAGACTTCTCAGTGCACTCAGGAGTAGGCTCTACATCTTCCTCACAAGGTGACTTAGCGAGGTGACTCTCATAGGGATTGATCACTGTTATTGAAGCGCTATAGCCGCCTTTAACAGGCTTAAATTGGTTGATACGAGTAATGATTCCTAACTCAGATAAACCCTTAAGAGCACGCTGTATAGTGCGTTTAGAGTACCCTGTGAGGCCAGCTAAAGAGTCTACTTTGAGGTAGCTGACTCCTATGAATTTGCATGAGTAACAAGCAAGCTTCCATAGTACTGTGTGTTCTGACTCTTTAAGTTTGTACACTGACAGGTATTCACTAATAGAATTGTCCATCTCAGTAATTGAATTAAAAGATTGATATTTTCGTAGTTCCTTCATATTGTATATTCTCCTTAATAGGAGCTACTTGCAGAGTGTATCTTAGGGTAGTACAATATAAGCAAATAGCTCTATAGTTATTTTGTGAAAGAGTCCTGTCTGGCCGCCAAACTAGAGCAGGACTCTTTTGTGTTTACTTATAGGTCAAACTTATTGAGTGGGTTATACTTGTCGTTAGATTCAGCTAATGAGTTACCGAAAGCATGTAGGTAAACCTCAGTAGTTCTTATCTGTGAGTGGTGCATCAGCTTGCTCAAGGTGTATATATCCATACCAGCTCTCATGCAGTTGCTCGCGTAGGTATGTCTAAACATGTGAGCTGTACACTTAAATCCCATACGTTGAGATAGCCGAGTAAACATGAGCTTGATAGCATTCACTGTGAGTTGTCTACCTCGGTGGTCACAGAACACATGAGACGGTAGCTTAGTGTAGAACCTCTCACAGAATAATCTCCATTCGAGTAACTCACGAGCCACCTTATCAGTGAGCGGAGTAGACAGGCTCTTGCGATTCTTCCCGAAGATAGTGATAGTCTTGTTGAGTAGATCCACTGAGTCCCACTCCATAGACACCAGCTCACCTAGTCTTATCCCTGTACCTGTGAGGACGACTATTACGGTATGCCCTCGGTAACTGTACAGGGTGTTCTCACGAGAGCGCATCCTCCTGTAGTATCTAAGCATCTGTTTGATTTGCTCATCAGAATATACCTTGATAGTCTTATCTGTCTTAGCAGGCTTAATCTTACTCGTGGGATTGCTGCGAATCTCTAGAATGTCCTCGTCCTCTAGGTATCTAAAGAAGGTCTTAAGGTGTTGTAGCTTTCCATTACGTGTGACTACGGAGTTACCACGAGTCTTAGAACAATAGAGAAGGTACCCTTTGATTACCTGTGAGGTGATGTCCTCCACGTTAATGATTTCCCTCTCAGTAGTAACCCAGGTGGAGAACTCTGTGAGTGTATCTTTGTAGCTCTGTATTGTCCTGGGAGCTAGCCCGCTGAGTTCTTTGTCTTCTAGATAGTCCTTAATCATGAATCTAAGTAGTGCCAT